CCATCTACAGAAACTTCAGCTAGAGCACAGCCAAAATACTATGCTATGTTTGGTGGAGCAACAGGTGTAACTGATACAACCTCAGGAAGACTGTTTTTAGCTCCTGCACCAGATACTACATATATATTTAAAATCCATTATGAAGCAATTCCTAATGGATTATCTGCATCAAACACTACAACTTATATAAGTCAATATTTTGGAAATGGGTTATTATATGCTTGTTTAGTAGAGGCATTTTCTTATTTAAAAGGTCCAATAGATATGTTGACACTATATGAAAATAAGTATAAACAAGAGGTACAAAAGTTTGCTGGAGAGCAACTTGGTAGACGTAAAAGAGACGATTACACTGATGGTACAGTTCGTATAAAAGTCCCTTCACCGTCACCGTAATAGGAGATAAATTATGGCAATAACATCGGCAATTTGTAACAGTTTCAAACAAGAAATTTTACAGGGTATACACAATTTCACTGCATCATCAGGTGATACTTTTAACTTAGCTCTATACACAAGCTCGGCTTCACTTGGCGCAGGTACAACTGCGTATACTACTTCAGAAGAAGTTTCTGGAACAGGTTACACTGCAAAAGGAAATGCTCTTGTTAGTGTAACTCCCACTTTAGATTCATCAACAGCTGTTTGTGATTTTGCTGATACAAGTTTTACTTCAGCGTCTTTTACAGCAAGAGGATGTCTAATTTTTAATGACTCAGCTTCAAGCGATCAAGCGGTAGCAGTTATTGATTTTGGCGCAGATAAAACTGTAACAAGTGGAACTTTCACAATTCAATTTCCAACAGCAGACGCAAGTAACGCTATCATTAGAATAGCATAAGGAGGACATCCTTATGTCTTCTACCTGGGGATTTCAAACTTGGGGTTCTAACTCATGGAACTCTGATGTTGTATCACAATCACTTACAGGTCAATCAGCAACATCATCAGTAGGTCAAGCAGATGGTTTTAACTTAGCGGGATGGGGTCGACAAGCTTGGGGTAATGCTGGATGGGGTGTTCCATACTCTGTAGAAATCGGTGGGGTTGGTGCAACAACAACTCTTGGAACAGTATTAGCAGAAGAATTTATAGATTTACCTATAACAGGTTTATCTGCAACAACTTCTTTAGGTTCTATAAATATTATTGGAAATGTTTCAGTGACCTTAACAGGTCAAGAATCAACTTCATCTGTTGGAACTATTCTTGCACAAAACGAACAAGGTTGGGGTAGAGATACATGGGGAGCTGAAGCATGGGGAGAATCTTTTGACCCTGCTCCAGTATTAGATGGTCAACAAGCTACATCTTCTGTAGGATCATTAATACCTGCAGACGTAATAGGTATAACTGGACAGTCTGCAACAACAAATGTTGGTTCAGTTACTATGATTGGAGATGTTTTAGTAACTCCAACGGGTCAATCAGCAACAGCTTCACAAGGTTCATTATCACCTGCTGATGTAATGGGTGTAACTGGACAATCTGCAACAGCTTCACAAGGTTCATTATCACCTGACGATTTATCACTTGGACTAACAGGACTTTCAGCAACTTCTTCTCTTGGTGATGTAGAAGCAACAAATACTGAAATTGTTGTTATGCCTAGTTTATTAGCAACTACTTCTACAGGTTCTTTGGTTCCTGCCGATGTAATGGGAATAACTACAGGAGTTTTAGCTACAACTGCAGAGGGGTCTATTTCAACTAGAAGTGATACATCCCTTATACCATTAGGACAATCAGCTACAGCATCTGTTGCTCGATTTGGAATAGCTGCTGGTTTTGGAATTCAAGCATTTTCTGATGTTGACACCGGTTCAAATACATCGTATACAGGTGTTGCAACAGGCTCAAATACAAGTTATACTGACGCTGCATAGGAGATAAATTATGGCATCAACATACACACCTCTTGGTGTAGAACTAATGGCTACTGGTGAAAATGCTGGTACATGGGGAACAAAAACAAACACAAACTTACAAATCGTTGAACAAATAGCTGGCGGTTTTATTCAAAAATCAATTGCTGGTGGTGCACAAACTACAGCTTTAGCAGTTAGTGATGGATCAACTGGTGCAGAACTTGCACACAGAATGATAGAATTCACAGGTACAATTACAGGAAATCAAATTGTAACAATACCTTTAGATGTTCAAACTTTTTATATTTTAAGAAATTCAACATCAGGTGCTTATACTGTTCAGTTTAAATATGTATCTGGTTCAGGTTCAACTGTAACTTTTGCAACAACAGATAAAGGTGATAAAATTATTTTTGCTGCAGCAAATGATGTAACAAATCCAGATATAAAAGACATTGCATTTATTGCAAACGTAGTAGAGGATACTACTCCTCAATTAGGTGGTAATTTAGATGCAAATGGAAGCAATGTAGATTTTGATGATAATACTGGAATTAGAGATGATTCTGGTAATGAACAATTAATTTTTCAAAAAACAGCTTCAGCTGTTAACCATTTTGATATCACAAATGCCGCTACAGGTAGCAATCCCTCTATTACTGCAGTAGGTGATGATTCAAACATTAGTATAAACCTTGTTCCCAAAGGAACTGGTGAAGTTCAATCAAATGGGTCAGGTTTAGCAACAACAGGAAAAGCTATTGCAATGTCTTTAGTTTTCGGATAAAAGAAGCACAGGAGAATAAATTATGGCAGCACCAAACCTAGTAAATGTATCAACGATAACAGCAAAGTCTGTTCAAGCAAATTTAAATACAACTATAACAACTGAAATTTTAGCAAACGCAGCATCTTCAGGAAAAGTATTTAAAATAAATAATATCATTGTAGCAAATGTCGATGGTTCAAACGCAGCTGACGTTTCAGTTGCAATTACAAAATCAGGTGGTTCACCAATTAGAATTGCAAGCACAATATCAGTTCCAGGTGACGCTACTTTAATTGTAGTTGATAAAAACTCTTCCCTGTATCTTGAAGAAGGAGATAACATAGAAGCAGGCGCAAGTGCAGACAACGATTTAACAATTACAATAAATTACGAAGAATTAAGTTAAGGGGTTTAGTCTCATGGCTTATTTTGCAAAGTTAGACAGTAACTACCTTGTAGAGAACACCTATGTGATAGATGATTCTAATGCAACTACAGAGGCTAATGGTATTGCTTTTTGTGTTTCACTGTACGGAGAAGGGATATACAAACAGTTTTGGCAAGATGGTTCTCAAAGAGCTCGTGGAGCAGCTAAAGGATCTGTATACAATGTTTCAAAAGACGTTTTTCATGCACCTAAAGCTTTTGATTCTTTTGTTTGGAGTGATGAAGATAAAGAATATATTGCTCCAATAGCTAAACCTTCAAAAGATTTAAGTGATAGACCTTACCCTTACACTGATACAGATACTATAGCTACTGAATCTATAGAAGATGCCGTTACAAGATTATTTTTTGAATGGGATGAATCTAGAGGAACATGGGTAGCTACTGAATTTACTACAACTACAAGAGATGGAGATACAGTGCCTGATCCTACAGGAAATACTTTTAGTTGGAACTCGACAACTTCAGAATGGGATGCTATATAAAATATTATGACAAAATTTGTTCAAGATAATTTAATAAATAATAAATTAATTAACCAACCGCCTTTGAATAACGGAGGTGTTGTTGGACCAGAGAATGATCCAACTAATACAGCAGGTGTTCCAGGTGAACCAGCTGTTCCTACAAGCAACACTACCTATAACTCAGGATCAAACTATGCAGCTAACCCAAGAACAACTGAAGTTGATGTTCTTGTTGTGGGAGGCGGCGGAAGTTCTGGCGCTCACTACGGTGGTGGTGGAGGAGGATCAGGTGTTATATATCGTCCAGGAATGCCTGTGTCAGGTGGTACTAATTATCCTATTAGTATAGGATCTGGTGCTCCAAGTCCTCCAGGTAATTTTAGCACTGGTGGCTCAGGTGGAGATAGTTCTGTTTTCGGTTTAACCGCTATTGGTGGTGGACATGGAGGTTGGAATCCAGGGCCTAGTGGTGGTGCTGGAGGATGCGGAGGTGGAGGCGGTCCAAGTGGTGGAGGAGCTACTCAACCCGGTAGACCAGGTGATTCAGGTACATACGGATATGGAAATAATGGATACGCACCAGGACCAGGTGGAGGCGGCGGTGCCGGTTCTTCGGGTGGTACTAATGGTGGTAATGGAAGAGCTTTTCCAGGTTCTCAATTTTCAGGCACAACTTATGCTGGCGGAGGAGCTGGTTCAGGTGGTTCAGGTGGACCCGGTGGCGGTGGAGGCTCTCACACAAATGGAACTAATGGTCTTGGAGGAGGCGGCGGAAAAGATTTAGGAGGCGGCGGTGGTAATGGTGTAGTTAGAATATATGTTCCAGCTGTTGCTGAAATACCTGCTGTTCCTGAAGATAAAAATGCTAAAGGTGTTTGGGGAGTAAAAACTCAATACTCATCAAGAGTACAGAATATCTGGCCTACATAACCTAGACTTTACAC